AAGAAGTGATGTTAAGTGGTTTTGCAAACGCAAACGTTAAAGTGGAGGGATCTGGTATTTCTTACGATGAAGCACAAGAAACTTACACTGCACGTTACACACACGACACTATTGCTTTAGCATTCTCAATCACTGAAGAAGCGATCGAGGACAATTTGTATGACAGACTTGCGTCTAGATATACAAAAGCTTTAGCAAGATCTATGTCTAATGCGAAACAAGTAAAAGCAGTAACACCTTTGATTCAAGGTCTTCCTTCAACGGATAATTTTGATTCTGGTGATGCTGTATCTTTGTTCACAACTAATCACCCAACGGTTAGTGGAACAGTAGTTAAAAATACTTTAACAACGCAAGCAGACTTAAACGAAACATCTTTAGAGCAAGCATTGATTGACATTGCTGGCATGACGGATGAACGTGGAATAAGAGTCGCAGCGAGAGGAATAAAAGCAATTGTTCCTTCAGCTAATCAGTTCAACGCTGAGAGATTGATGAAATCTCAAGGTAGAACTGGAACAGCAGATAATGATATCAACGCTGTCTCATCTATGGGAATGATTCCTCAAGGTTATAGAGTGAATAATTTCTTAACTGACACAGACAGTTGGTACATCATTACTGATGTCCCTAACGGTATGAAAATGTTCCAAAGAGCAGCTTTAAAAACTGCTATGGAAGGTGATTTCGATACTGGCAACGTTAGATACAAAGCTAGAGAAAGATACTCATTTGGAGTATCAGACTTTAGAGGTATCTTCGGTGTTGAGGGTGCGTAATCCAATATAAATTTGTGGCGGGACATAGTTCCGCCACATTTTACAAATAAAGGTAAGAAATATGAGAAAATTCCTAGTAAAAATCTATGCATATCAATATTACGCTACATTTGAAGTGTTTGCGGAAGATAATGTTAAATCTATTGAAGATTCAATAGTTGACAAATTGGGAGATAAGAGTATAAACTGGGAATATCTTGGAGAAATGAACGATCCCAAGATGAACAGAATAACCTATGAGGAGGTTATAGATGGTACAAGACCTGTACAAACAAAAGAGGTCCTTGGAGTTGAGGTGGCAACTGGAGTATGAGCAAAGTGGTAAATATACTCTGGATATGGTCCGAATTGATGACAAAATCAAAGAAGTCATTACTGAGATCAAGCTCGAAGAATCTAGAATTGCAGACAGAGAAAATGCAATTCAAAACTCTGCCCCACAAGTTTCTGTGGCTACTTAGATAAACGCCACATCGTTGAAATTATATATTTCTGTAAGGATCTCTTGCACTCTACTAAAAATTCATATATACTTTAATCACTATACAATTATTAATAGGATACTGACGAGTATAGTCGACGGCCTAGAGACAGTATTCGGAAAACTAGGAGGATATAATCATGGCAAATACAACATTTAGCGGTCCGGTTCGTTCAGAGAACAACCTACAGCTAATTAGTAAAACAGCATCTACAGGTGTTGTTCACGACAGAACCCAAGGTTTTGGAATAAAAGATGCAAGAAGATATTATCTTTATGAATCTTTTGCTAAAAAACCAGGACTTAATGCGGTTTCTATTATAGACCCTGATGCGGATTCAGCTTCTGCTTTAGCAGCATACGTTATTGCTAACAGAGACTTTGAAACATTAGGTACTAACATGACGACTGCTTTAACTACGTTCCCAGGAACTTCAGCAGGAATCAAAATGACAACTGCTGGTGCAGATCAGGATCAAGCAATTCTTTTACCACATTTAGACGCTAACATGTCTGCTTGGAGTAAAGTTTTATGGGGTACTGAGAACTCAGTTGAATGGGAATGTTCAATTATGTTACCTGCACTTGATAACCAAAAAGTTTGGGCTGGTTTGAAGTTAACTAATGATCAATTAGTTGCGACTGATGACGACCAAATCTTTTTCAAGTTTCAATCAGATGCTACTAACTCTGAAGCATTCACTACTTTTGCTAACTGGCACTTAGTGCACAGTATTGGTGGTACTGATTACATCAGTAAACTTCCAATTGCAGTGGCAGCGAATACGCCTTATCACTTAAAAATTGTTATTGACAGTGATAGAAAAGCTACATGCTTTGTTAATGGTGTACAGTATAATATTACTAGTACAGCAGGAAGCACAGGCGGTACTGCAGTAACAGCGGTTGAAGCAGGAAAAGCAGCTACTAAATCAGCGGCATTAACTAATGATGTGGATTTAATTCCATACATTGGTATTGAAGCAGGTGCGGCAGCAGCTGAAGCAGTAGATGTACACTGGACATCAATCAGTAGAAACGTTTACGAGTAATAAATAAATCATGATGGGGCTTCGGCCCCATCTAATAATCTTAATTAAGGAGGGATTATGGCAGACACAGTAACAGGACCAACTATCTTGCAAGAAAATGATAAGAGAGTTGTTATTAAAATAGTAAATCAATCAGACGGAACAGGTGGAACAACTGTATATGGTGATGTTTCCGCTATGGCAAAAAACGAAGAAGGTGCTTCTTGCTTACACTTAGTATTGCAAAGAATTTGGTTTTCATGTCAAGGTGGAGATGGTGGAGACTCATATGCTCGTTTAGATGAAGAAGATTCTGATGGTGACATTCCAATTATAGGTTTAACAGGAACAGGCTATTGGGACTTTAGAGAATTTGGTGGAATGAAAACTGACAAATCATCTAATAGTAACCAAAGTGATGTTAACTTTGTGGTACCAGGAACAGCTGATGCCGCAAACATGTACACGGTTGTAGCAGAATTTAAAAAGTTATATTAGGAGGTAGAGCATGGCTAATACTACTTCTGGAACAGTAACGTTCGACAAAACATTTGCTGTTGATGAAATTATACAAGAAGCTTATGAAAGACTTGGTATTTCAGCAGTAAGTGGTTATCAATTAAAAACAGCTAGACGATCTTTAAATCTTTTGTTTCAGGAATGGGGCAATAGAGGTTTACATTATTGGCAAGTAGCTGAGACTAATATTGATTTAATTGAAGGACAAGCCGAATATACTTTCTATAGAGCAAGTAGTGATGGTACAAGTTCCGTGACAACTGCTCCAGCAAGCGTTTATGGTGTAGCTGATGTACTAGAAGCGACATACAGACAAAATAGAACAGCAACAACTCAATCTGATTCTTCAATGACTAAAATAGCAAGATCTGCATATTCTGCACTTGCAAGTAAATTGTCTAAAGGAACTCCTTCTCAATATTTTGTACAAAGATTTATAGATAAAACTACAATTACAGTTTATCCAACACCAGATTCAACAGCAGCTTCTAAAGATATGCATATTTATTATGTAAAAAGATTAGAAGATTTTGATGCAACATATACAGATGCATCAAATGCTCCTTATAGATTTATGCCTTGTTTAGTTTCTGGGTTAGCTTTTTATTTATCACAAAAATTTACACCACAAAGATCACAAGAATTAAAACTTTATTATGAAGATGAATTGGCACGTGCCCTGTCAGAAGACGGATCTGCAGCAAGCACTTATATAACTCCGAAGAATTATTATCCTAATATATAATGGCAAACTCAAGAGGAAAACACGCACAGGCAATATCAGATAGATCAGGGATGGCTTTTCCATATAATGAAATGGTTAAAGAATGGAATGGTGCATTTGTACATATATCTGAATTTGAAGCAAAGCATCCACAATTAGAACCAAAACCACATGGTGGAGATGCACAAGCTTTAAGAGATGCAAGACCCGATAGAACTGAAAATGATATAGCACAATTATTACCACACAATCCATTTACAACTTATGGATCAGGATCAAGTATAATAAATGTTTATTCACCAGATCATGGTTTGACAAATGGAGATACGTACAGATTTAGAGGTGCTCCATCAACTTCTGGAAATTACAATAATCCATTAAGCTTTGATGGTATATCTGGGTCTAATATTGCAAAATCTGCAGGCTATGCTATTACTACAGGTAAATATGTTAGTGGTAGTAGAGACACAGATAAAACAAGCGATTGGTTTTATTTTACAGTTGATACAAACACTGCAACAGCAGGAGAAGTTATAGGAGGAGGGTTTCCAGTCTCAGTAGGACCAGCAACCCTTAGTGCATAATGGCAGGATTTACTTATTCAACACTTACAACAGCAATTCAAAATTATACTGAAGTTGGAACTTCTGTATTGTCTAGTACTATAACAGATCAATTTATAGATAATTCAGAATTAAGAATTCAAAGAGATGTACCCATTGATGCAGATAGAAAAGAAGTTATAGGCAATTTAGTTGCTTCAAAAGACAATATTAATGTACCAGCTGGAACTTTATTTGTTAGAGGTATACAGGTTTATACTTCAACAACTGCAGCAACAGGTGCTAATAGCTGGTTAGAAAAGAAGGATATTAGCTATTTAAGAGAATATGATGCAGCAGAAACTACTACTGGAACTCCAAAATATTATGCAATGTCTGGAGGAGCTACTGGAGCAGGGGCAGCTTCATCAGGAAAAGTTACAATTGTACCTACTCCAAGTTCAGCATTTACGTATAAAATGCATTATAATGCTAGACCTCTAGGATTGAGTTCAGCAAATACTACAACTTATATTAGCACGAATTTTGGAAATGGACTTTTATATGCATGTTTGGTAGAAGCATTTAGCTATTTAAAAGGTCCAATGGATATGTTAAACTTATACGAACAAAAGTATCAAACAGAAGTACAGAAGTTTGGTGCAGAACAAATAGGGAGACGAAGACGAGACGATTATACGGATGGGGAACCACGTATATCAGTTAACGTTCAGTCACCGTAAGGAATAGAATATGGCAACACTAACAGTAAAAGTAATAGAAGAAATTACACTAAACAATAATAGTTATAATAGCGAAAGATCATTAGATATTTCTAGTGTTAATGAAATTGTTAAAAGAATAGTAACTATTTCAACTAC